GTATAAATGTCATTTCTCCCATTAGAGCTTTACCGCCTTATCTATGTGTAGTAACGCTACCTTTTTATCAATCTCCGGACCTTTATCAAAGGTATTAGAGGGTAAGCGTTTAGTAATCCAAGTAACCGTTATTTTGCGCAGGTTAAACGCGTATATGCCTTTAGGCGTTGAGTTGATATAAAACGGAGTAAAGCCTAAATCCTGGGCTCTATCCATAAGAGACTCGTATTTATCCTTTTCCAATATCAGCTCGTCATAGTGTGAAGTACGGCATTTGAGCTCGATAGTGAGCCGATAGCCGTTACTCGTAGCATCTATGTACTCGTATGTATGCTCGGACTTTTGTAGGTCCTCGAGGTACGTACTCTTTATATAGTCAAAGAGTGACTGTTCGGTTAAAGCTGCGGTTTCCATTTACCATCGCTCGCTAATACGTGCCATTGAGGATCACACTGAGTAGCTTTACTCTTTTCAGTGCATCGATACGCGGCCCAAGCTTTACCCGTTTTGGCGCTTGTACCTTCAGCCCAAACCATCGTGCCGTGAGAGCATCGAGGAGGCTCAGGCATTAGCTCACCGCCTAGGCCCTCCTTAATATCAGCGATAGCCGTAGCCATAGTAGGTATACCCTCTTTAGCCGCGGTCGTAGCCCAAGGATCATTAGCGTATGCGGCTTCGACCTTAGCCATATCCTGAGCAGTAGGTCGAGCGTGATCGCTTGGGGTTAAAAGGCCAATAACTCTACCGTAGGCAGACGTGAGACAGTCCTCGATAAACCATTTTTTCATATTTTGCGGAAGTGTCGCTACGTTGCCAAAAGCATAATCGACGGCGCTAGGCACCGTGTCCTCATACTCTCGGTAGGCCTCAGCTCGTACAAGGATCGTACCCTTATCTAGATCGATATCCTCGATAAAAGCGATTAATCTCCCTGAGGGGAATTCAGTACGGAAGCGTTTAATGCGGCTGTTTACATCCTCGTAGTTATCAATAAATCCCATTATCGGGCCGCTTCGTTTTCTTTAAGAGCTTTCGCAATAGCGCGGCCACGTACATAACCTTCGCCGTGTCCTTCTCGATATCCCCACTCATAGGAAAATCTAATAAAAGCTACCATTATTCCGGTAACTGTAAACACTACTAATAAGTCTAAACCGTTCATATATCGCCCTTTGTTAAGGCCGATTAGGCTCCTACGCGAGTAGCCCTCTCGGCGTGTGTAGTACCAGTATGAGGGCATCCTCCGACATATGACAAGTATTTAGCCGGGTGTGTCGGTTTTTACCGGATCCTTAGGCTTAGATTTGAGCCCATTACCGGCCAGTACGCCGCCTAAAGCTCCAGTTAGAAATATGGCTAGAGTCTGTAAGAGCTGTATAAAGTCTCGATCGTTAGGCGCTTGAGCCCCTACAGGCTGGGTTACAAATACCAGCGCATAAACCGCGCCTCCTGTAATTACAAAAAATGTTAATGCCAATACTGCACCTATTAAAAATATGAGGCGAGCGTGAATATCCTCAGGTGTAAGGCGTTTTTTCTCTTTAGTCATTTGTTTTAATAAGGTCCTCAGTACAGGTGCCGGTAACTTCGCATTGAGGTTTAACGCACTCAGGTTTTTCCCAGTTCTCGAACTCTTGGCACTCATATCTAACCCATCCGTCGTAACCGCACCCCGATAAGGGCAATATCCCCAATACCGCCCCTATCAGGGCCCGGATCATTTAGAGCCTAAACCGTACTGCTTCTCGCTTGGCTGCACTGCTTTAAGTAGAGGACCTACTAAGCCGGCGATAAACGCATTAGCTAGTACTTTAGGATCTGTAATACCGGACATATAAAGCGCCGCCACGCTCGCTAAAGCTGCACGTGCATATGATTTACCGGCTGCGATTAGTTGATCTTGCATTTTGTTACTCCTTAGTGCCCTTAAGGATTTAGATAATTATAAACCTAAACTCTCGATTAAGGCTTTAGCCTTGCCGGGTTTTACCTCTACCTCAAAATGCATATCATCCGGCCGGCTCTTAAAATCGCCGCCCCACTTGAGGCCATATTTCTTAGCGAGCGCCCGAATCATCGGTACCTTCTCAGCTGGAAAGGTGTCGAACTTGCCTAAAGGATGCTTAGTAGCGTTTAGATCAATAGCTGTACCCGACGAGTGGCAGGATAATTTATCTGTAGAGCCTCGTACCATACGGAAAGCGTAGCCCCAGTCATCAAAGGTGCCCTTATCGATTGGCTCGATTAGCTCGTGAAATTCTGCAGCAAAAGCCGCCAAGAGTGGGCCCACACTCTCAGCGCACTTAAGCTTACGATCCGTACCCTTAACCGGGTAGGACTTTATATTTATCTCCTCAGGATCCTTAGAAGCTGGGTAGCCGTTATAACTCTTTAACATTATGAAAGTAAAAGCGCCGCTTCATCCGCTGTAATGCCTAGGCGATCTAATAGAGCTGCCTTCGCTGCCGCCTTGGCTGCATCTTGCTCAGCTTTGTATGTATCTACTTGTGCAAATCCAGCCTCGAACTCAGCTTTAGTAATTGGCTCTGCTTCGATAAATTGGATACCTTCAAACTCATCGCCACTAATTACCCAGCCACCAGTAGGTATAAGCATTTTTAATACGTCTGCGCCTGTTGCCATTATGCACCGATTTCCATAAGAGTTATAGTAGAAGCAGAGGATAGTCGTTGAACTCTTACGATAGCTACGTTATCTACCGAATTAAATTGTGTTTTATAAGTGGTAGCTGAAGTAGTCGCAGGAGAATCTAAATAAGTGGTCGCGGCCGCTGCAACTTGTATTGTGTTTCCGTTACCTGTCCAGCCTGCTCCTCTTTCAAATTCAATTAAAGAAGTAGCCCCACGTAATAATTTAAGTGATATCACGGTATCACCGGTATCTTTAGCCAAACCTGCTTGATTTACAAAAACTAAAATTTTGCTAGTAGCTGAAGTTGGGGTAATAGTCGCAGTTAGGCCAGTGTCTGCATAGGTGCTTGTTGAGCTTGAAGTGCTGGTGCTGTAAGTAGCATTAACTACCTGGAGAACCTTGCCGCCGCCTGCTGGAGCAGCCCATTTAATACCTGTTGCTTCTGCTGAATCTGCTGTAAGTACATAACCGTTAGTGCCTACTGCTAGGCGCGCTGGTGTATCAGCTGCTGTTGCAGCAATAAGATCACCCTTAGCATCGACAATAGTATTTTGAATAGCGTTTGAGTCATCTTGTGCTACCCAAGAAAAATCCATATCTGTACCTGAAGCTTTTGCAAGTACTTGCCCTGTAGTGCCGCCTTTAAGATCGACCAGTGAAGCATCAATAGAATCACCTAAAGCCTCGATAGCGGTAGCGCCATCTTTTACGAGGTCAGTCGAGGTAGGTACGGGCCACGAAAAGTTCGGGGTTACGGTTGCCATTAAGTTAAACCTCCAAAAGCGTTTTGCCATATAAGAGTAGCATTTACTCCAGTCCAAACCAAGGATCCTGGGGTAACTGTTGCCCACTGTGGCGCGACCAGTGAGAAATCTGTAGGGCTTAGGGTGAGGGTTAGATCTACGTAACCCGGGGTAGCTTTGATAGCAAAACCCTCTACAAAGCCATTAAACGAACCGTTAAACATATTGATAGGTAGGTCATTAATTACTACCGGCTCGCCAAAAAACACATTTATAAGCTTATTTCGCTCTGCATCCGGCAGCTCTGAGTTATCAAGTCTAAAAGTAATGCTTTGTAGCTGCTCTCGAGGGATGGCCCGGAGTCCTAGCTCTCGCTCCATTACATCCTCAACATCGCTTAGCTTGTCTAGATTAGAGGTAACGCTACGCTGATAGCGGCCATAGTTAGCTATAGAGTCAGCATCGATAGCCGTAGCTTGGCTTGAGTAATTGTTTCCATAGTTAAATACTAGGGAGTTACGAATCTTGCCTATTTGGAGGATAGATTTAACACTTGAGGGAGTAGCGTAGTTAGCTGAAATGCTGGTATATCCATTAGTAGTTAAATAAGCCGTACGGTTATCGGCATCCGCATAACACACGCGCCCAGCCTTATCCTCGTAAATCTGTCCTAGTGCGCTTTGTGCAATTTGAGCGCAGAGGTTATAGCTACTAAAAGGTTCAGCTGAGCGAGGTATCATCTCGTAAAGGCCCGGCTGATCTATCTGCCCTAGTCCTACGTTTTCAGCATCGGCCCACGTAGTCGTAGGATCGTAATCTATCCACTCAAGAGCCGGAGCTACCTCAAACCACGAGTTAATAAGAAGTTCGTTTAATATGTCGTAGATTTGATCGCCATCAAAATCTTTGCTTAGCGCATCCGGGAAAAGGGCTTTAGTCAGCTTAGATAGAGATCCGACGGCTAATATATTTCCAATTGTTATAAACCCAATTTCCTCAGGCGATCTAACCGAAATACCAAAATCGGAGACTTGACCTCCAAAAACGGGTACATAAGTCCCGGAGCTATTTTTAAGTTCCAGTACTAAGGCATCGGTAACGTCAATATCAAACGCTGAATTATTAAGGTTTACGATTTCCATACGAGCGTAGCCTGCGTTGCACTGTAGATCGATATCATCCCGGCCCGTAGCCATATTGACGGAGAGCACGTTATCGTAAACCGTAGTGCCTACCGTAATCCTCCACTCAGGCAGCCAACTAGACATAGTATTGGCCTGCGCCACGATTTACTGAGGTGCCCCGATAAGTAGATTGATTAAGTACATCCTCGACGGCTCTAGCAATAGCCTCAGGATCTCCTACGCCAGCGTTAATAGTTACATCTACTCGATTATTAAAGCTAGAAAGAGGATCGTAAGAAGTATTAGCTGTAGGGTTTATTAATGTAGGCATCTGTGTAAGTTGTATTGGGCCTGTTAAATTCGATTGTTCCTCGGCACGTCTAAAACTGCCTGGTGTGCTTCTTGGAAAAGGAGTTACAGTACTATCTTTAGTTTCCTCAGGAAATGACGGCATATTATTAAAGCCGTTCCAACTACCGTTAGAAGTTTTACCATTTAAGAGGTCCATATACTCTTTAAGAGCTGCGAGGCGTTTAGCATCTGCCTCAGACTGAGCCTTGGATACTCGATCTATCATAGAGAGTTCACTTGACTCTAGTAGTAAAGCCGCTGTAGCCGAGGCGCTGTAAGTCTTGCTAATCGAGGCTAAACGGGCTATCTCAGTAAGCTGAATCTGTACGCGCTCGTTATATGACTCTTTAGCAGCTAGAGCACCTGCGGCCGTAATCGCAGCGTTATATTTCTTAAACGCCTCTTCACGTGCCAGCTCTTTATTGCTCTCTGCCATCTTGCTAGTGTTAATGACCGTAAGCTCTTTAAGGAGCTGGGAGTTAAGCGCCTCAAGGGTAGCGTTACTAATTGTCTCTACTCCGGCTAGGCGCTGTAAATCCGCGTTCTTTTGTAATTTGGCAAGCTCGTTTATTTTCTTTAGAGCTTCATCGCCTCGATCCTCCTCGATAAGCATAAGAGCTTCAAGGCGTAGTTTTGTCTCTTTGTCATACGTAGCCTTTAGGGCTGCAGCGATAGAGATACGAGTGCTATCAAAAGCGGCAGCGGCCTTAGATAACGAAACTTTATTTTTTTCCTCACGAGCTGCTTTGGCTCTTTCCTGTGCTAACCGTCTTTGGTTAGCTGTCTCTTTGGCTAAAGCATCCGCTCTTTGTCTAGCTAATTTAGCTTCGGCTACTGAGTCTTGTCCACCCTCAAACATACGCCGAGCTCGAGGTCTAGGCCTGCCAGTAAATCCGGTTGGATCACCCTCCACAATTAAATCTACTAAAGGCTGGGTAAATTTAATAAACTTTTCTACCCCTGAAGCAATAGGGCCGAATATATCTCCTACGCCTTTACCAAACGCCGCTAGGTTAGTTAAAGCCTCTGAGGTATTGGTAGCCAGTTCGGACATACTTTGGGCTAGTTCCTCGACGGTGCTATCCCCCGATAGGATCATAAGAGCATCGACTAGGCCGGTACCTATAATCTCCTGAGCATTATCGGCCGCCTCACCCAGTACGCGCATCTTGCCGCTATAGGTATTTAGCTCGGCTTCAGCTGAGCCTTTAAAAGTAGAGGTTAGTAAAGCTACTGCATCCTCAAACTTTAGAGTCTTTAGCTCTGACTGAGTAAGGCCTAGGTTATATTTTCTTAAGCCTTTAGTATTTCCCACGTATGCCGCTGCGAGATCCTGATTTACTGTTAATAAATCTTGGCCTGATCCAGCCGCTACCGATAATGATAGGTTTAATAGCTGTGTAGATTTTTCAGCTGAAGCGGTAACGCCAATTAGCTTTTGGAAAGCCTCGCGCAGTACCTCGCCTTGATAGCCATACTTGGCAGAAATATCATCGAGGTTACGCTCAATCTGTGGCACCTCAAAAGCAAGCCCTAGGTTTTTTACTACCTGAGCTAGGCGAGCGGCAGATTTCTCATTTTCTGCAAAAGCCTTAACCGCATTTTTGCCATAGTTAGCTAAAGCTGCAGCTCCAAAAGTAACGCCAAGGGCTTTACCTACGCTCTTTACGCTTTTCTCAAAACCCGAAATCTGCTTTTGCCCTTTTCCAAGGGCCTTACCGTCAAAGGTAGTTACGGCGCTTACGACTAAGCTAGGTAGATTTAGCGCCATTATGCAGCCTTACCGTAACGGCCTTGATTAAACGCCGCTACTGTTTTCTCGATAGCTCTTATTACCGCAGCCTGAGCTTTACCCTGATCCTCGTGCCACGCTCTAAAAATCATACGGCCGCGCTCCTCGCGTTGAGATCCATAGAGAGGACCCATACGGCTAATAAAATGTGCGCCAGCGCCCGGGTTATTAGACTTGCTTGTAGAGGATCCACCGGGATTAGCTCGGCCTGCAGTCTCGTAAATTGCGCCGGCAGCTGATTTATTAGCTACATAGTACAAAGCTCGCCAGCCGTTTTTATTACGTGATCCTGCAGGCTGCGCGTAATAGATACCTTTTTTAACCGTCTCATAATCATAAAGCGGAAATAGGCGTACTCGGCCTTCGGTATTGAAAGTCCGAAAAGCCGAGTTTTTAGCCGTAATAGTTTTGCCTGTGGTGTTTTCGTTCCAGCCGTAGAGGTTGTCCGGTTGAGGAGACGGAGCATAACCTCGAGCTTTGTCCCGGATAGGGATCATTACGCCTTTAATTTCTGCGTTCATCTCTTTAAGTAATTCAGGATCTACTTTACGAATAGCTTTTAGAGTCTCTTTAATGCCTTTTACGTCTATTGGCATTTCTCTCAGCCTCCTTAGCTTCATCGTTTAATACTTGTATAAGCATCTTGTACATCTCTGTATCGAGATCGATAACCGACTGAGGCGAGATCCCTAACCGTATCGACAGCTGGGCTATCTGATAGGTAAGGGAATCCCGCCCTAGTCTAAAGGTTCGTCGTCTAGGACCTCGACCTTTGTTAAAGTGTCTAAGAATTCAGCGCCAAAAGGTTTTACTACTACTCCTGCCGTTTTAAGGCACTCGTGAGCAAGGTAAAAGAGATCGGTCTGCTTCTCATCCTCTCGAAAGGCTTTGTGAAAACCTTTTTTTGCATAGAGCTCAAAGGCGTACTCAATCCTTGGCGTGATTTGGTGCTCCGTAACCTCGCCTGTAGCCCTTGTTATTTTGAGTCGTGCCATTTGTTGCCCCTTTGTTAGTTGGTTATACGGTCGTGTCTACTACGATAGGTGAGTTACAAGTAAATGTAATGCTCTGTGTAGAGATATCTCCTACGGCACCGTTAATATCTGTAGTGTTATTAACTAGTACTGTGGTCTGATACTCAGGGTTTGTAGCTGAAATAGTTGCGCTTGTCTGCTTAAGCGTTAGAGGCACTGTAGTACCCCAAGCACCTTGGAGAGTCGCTAGAACTTCACCAGCTGCAGTATCGTTTAGGAAATCTAGCGTTACTGTCGAAGTTTCTAGGCCCTTGGCATAACGTCTCGAGGAGTCACCCATAGCGGTTACTTCGAGCTCCTCAAATACGCGGTTAATTGTCGCGCTTGTTACGTGATCTGAGAGGTCTACCGAGTTAAGGGTTACGACCACTCCATTTGATAAGAATACGGCCATCGCCTATTCCTCGCTTTCGGTTGTTGTTGTTGTTGGTTTTTCTTTTGCTACTTTGATAGGTGCAGGCTCATCTACGATCTGCCCGATCTTTCGCAAAAACTTTAGATCATCCTCTGTATATGCCATTTTTTAGCTCCAGCTCGTGAGAATTGAGATAGTAAAATCGGCAGTAAGTAAATCTCCACTCTGTACGCTAAGTACTGTAGGAGCCGACATACTGCCAATATTCATTACGATATTTGAGGCAGCTAGTTTATTAAATACTGCTACCGCTGTGGTCTCAATCCCGTTAAGGTTGCCCTGATTATCCAGCATTGGCACCGTCATAATAATCTTTAGGTTAGCCAAAGGCGCTATCGTGTTATAGGTGTTATTACTTGGGGTAATGTAATTATCCGCCGGGGCCACGATTACGCTATTAGCTGTAATAGTTGGAGGCGGAAAGCTGTAGGTATTCCATACGTTGGGATTAGCTAAAGCTGTAGCTACTGAGGCTCGGAGTGTAGTAATCGGCGCTGGCATCATCCGACCATACTGTTTGGGTTTTGGTATCCGCTTATGAGCCCTCTAATCTTGCCGATCATTGAGTTACCCATACGGTAAGGGCTTGGGCTAAACCCATCGATCGATACGCCGCCGGTCTGTGAGACTTGGCGAGCTTGGAAAATGTCTACTGCAAGAATCATCGCAGCTTCACGGACAGCCGGAGTAGTCGCGTATGAGTTAGTTTTGGTATCTGTTCCTACAGCTGAGCCGTAAGGCAAAATGCGCTGGAAATTGACGTTAGCCGCTGTTTTAGCAAATTGAATAAAGCTAAAGCCGTTAGGCCAGTTCCAGGTGTAAGGGTTCCACACAAGGCTAGGGATTTGGTTTACGGTCCCTGCGCTCCAAGGCATAGTGCCGGTAATTGTGTAAGTCCCGTTAAAGGTTGAGCCGCATCCACTCAAGGTTACGCTCTGTCCGGTACTAAATATCGCAGGGTTAGCGATCATTACCGTAGCTACGTTATCTTGTAGCGTAGCTCCTACTACCGGAGCTGAGTCAAACCATAAAAACTGATTTAGGAGATCCTGCGCGGTCTGGCAGCAAGTCTCGACTATATCGCTTGAGTAAAGATTTTCGATACCAAGGTTAGCGCGTAGCTCAGCCTCGGTTACGTATGTAGCCGGCATCTCTTTACTCCTATCTTAAAAAGGGCCGGTAGGGCTCAAAGGGCTAAGAGCCCTACCGACTATTAGTTTTTTACTTACGCCTTTAGGTAGCGAACAATACCGTTAGGCATTTTTGCGATCGTTGCCATAAATCCATAAATTGCAACCTGAACCTGTAGGTTAGATACAACATTTACGGACATATAAGCTTGTGGGCTGCGATAAACAGTA